CGCAAGAAAGAAAGCAATACGCTTTATACAATAAATGCCCTAAACACATTAATTAAAGTGTTAAATGAAGGTATAGTTGATCCAAACTATAAAATAAATTGGAACGACTACAAAAATACAATTCTGCTTACTCAGGGCCCTGATCTACGCAAACTAAAAACAAGTATTCATAAGATAGTGAATATTTAGTTTGGCCTTTCGATTTGATCTTAGTATATTTACGGAAACAAAATTAAGTTATAACATGGATCTTAACGCAATTAAGTCACGCTTAACCGCGCTGCAAAACAAAAAGGGTGGTGGCCCTAAAGAGGACCGCACCAAAACATTCTGGAAACCGTCAGTAGGGAAACAAGTTATTCGTATTGTTCCTTCAAAATTCAACAAACAAAATCCATTCCGTGAAGTAATGTTCCACTATGGTATTGGAAACAAAACTATGGTGTCATTAACTAACTTTGGTGAAAAGGATCCAATTGTTGAGTTTGCATCTCAATTACGTAAAACAAGCGACAAAGAAAATTGGGCACTAGCTAAAAAAATTAGTCCTAAGATGAGAGTATTTGTTCCTGTTGTTGTAAGAGGTGAAGAAGAAAAAGGTGTTCGTTTGTGGGAATTTGGTAAAGAAATGTATCTTGAATTACTTAGCATTGCTGAGGACGAAGATATTGCTGATTACACAGACGTAATGGATGGTAGAGACATGACAATTGATACTGTTGGACCTGAAGTTACAGGTACTAAGTACAACAAGTCATCTGTTCGTATCAAACCTAAGACATCTGCTCTAAGTGAAGACAATGAACAAATCAAAAAATGGATCAGTGAACAACCAGATGTGCTTCAACATTACAAAAAGTATGAGTTTGAAGAAATGAAAAACATACTAATGGAATGGTTAGAGCCAACTGAAACTGAAGAAGCAGTTGTTGAAGAAACACAAGCACCTGCTCCATCATCTTTTGCGCTTAATACAAGTGCTAAGAAAAAAGGATTTGACGAAGAAGAATTTGATGACCTATTTAATGACTAATCATGGCTAGAGAAAAAAAGAGTCTAAACGCTAGTGTTTCACAAGCAATTAAGGGTACGTTTGACTTAGACAAATTTAAACAGTCTAAGTATTTAGATCAACCTGTGAAGTTTAAACCACAACGTTGGATTCCACTTTCGAAAGCTTTCCAAGATACATTGTCAATACCTGGTATACCGATGGGCCACATAACTTTGTTACGTGGTCACTCGGATACGGGTAAAACAACTGCGATGTTGGAAGCAGCAGTAGCTGCTCAAAAGATGGGTATTTTACCTGTTTTTATCATTACTGAGATGAAGTGGAGTTGGGAACACGCACAACAAATGGGATTTGAAATTAATCCTATTGTGGATGAAACAACAGGTGAGATTGTTGATTATAAAGGTTTCTTTTTATACACTGATAGAGGTCAACTAAATACAGTTGAAGATGTAGCCTCATTTATAGCTGATCTATTACATGAACAAGCACAAGGTAATTTACCTTATGACTTATGCTTTTTCTGGGATTCAGTAGGTAGTATTCCATGTAGATTAAGTGTTGAATCAAATAAGAACAACAACGAATGGAATGCTGGAGCTATGTCTCAACAATTTGGTAATTTTATTAACCAGAAAGTTGTACTATCAAGAAAAGAAACATACCAATATACTAATACATTAGTAGCAGTAAATAAAGTATGGGTTGATAAACCAGGATCACCAATGGAACAACCGAAAATGAAGAATAAAGGTGGTAACACCATGTTCTTTGATTCTAGTTTAGTAATTACATTTGGTAACATCACTAACCCAGGTACTAATAAAATCAAAGCTACTAAGAATGGTAAAGATGTAGAATTCGCTAAGCGCACTAAAATATCTGTTGACAAAAACCATATTACAGGTGTTACAAGTAAAGGCTCAGCCATTATGACTGTCCATGGTTTCATTGAAGATGATAAAAAGGCAGTTGATGAGTATAAGAAAGAACACTCACATGAATGGTTACAGGTTTTAGGTACAACAGATTTTGACGTTGTTGAAGAAACAGACGACGTAGATGAAAACACAATAAGCGCTATAGTAGATGTTGAAGAATGATTTTAAAGATATACTCAAAAATATAACGAATACTAAAGAAGCACCACTACATTCACATAGTAGAGTACTTCTTATAGATTCGATGAATACTTTTCTGAGAAGTTTTGCCATGATCAATCATATAAATCCGAACGGCCACCATATTGGTGGCCTGACGGGTTTTTTGAAATCACTTGGTTTTATTATTAGACACATTAAACCAACAAGAGTAATTCTTGTGTTTGATGGAGTGGGAAGTACTAACAATAAAAAGAACCTGTACGCCGATTACAAAGGAAATAGGAGTATTACCCGCATAACTAACTTTGATGGTTTTGCTGACAGACAAGAAGAATCAGAAGCTATTACTCACCAATTATTAAGGCTAATAGAATACCTAAAACTTCTACCTGTTGATATGATATCAATAGATAAAATTGAAGCAGATGATGTTATAGGATACTTAGCAAATGAACTTCCTGAAGAAGTAGTGATAATGAGTGCTGATAAAGACTTCTTACAATTAGTGAGCCCCAAAGTGTCAGTTTATTCTCCTATAAAAAAGATATACTACACACCCAAAAAAGTGAAAGAAGATTTTGGGTTATATCCCCAAAACTATATAAACTACAAAATTCTGTTGGGTGATAACAGTGATAATCTACCAGGAGTAAAAGGCATAGGTCCTAAAAAACTATTCAAACTATTCCCAGAATTAGAAGGTGAAGACAAAATAAAATTTAGTAATATACTTACTTTAAGCGCGGATAAACGTGGGACTCATCCATTATACGAAAATATATGCAACTTTAAAAATCAGTTGTTAATTAACGAGAAATTAATGGATATAAGCGCACCTATTATACCCGAACCCGACTTAGAAGAAATACATTATATTTTAGATAATCCGTCTTTAACTTTTGATAAAGCAGGTTTTGTTAGAATGTACAATGAAGATTTATTAGGCCAATCAATTCAGAATTTAGAGTTTTGGCTCACCGATGTTTTTCATTATCTTACAGCGTATAAATTAAAATAAGTTATGGTTGCTTTTAGCAAATTAAATCAATATGGTCTGAGTTTTCAGATCAAGGTTATAAGCTCGCTTTTAAAGAACAAAAAGTTCTTATTAGACATTAGAGATGTAGTTACAGTAGAGTATTTTGATAATCAAGCCCATCAATGGATTGTAGATCAAGCTGTAAAATATTTTGACAAGTATCATACATCTCCTACACTAGATACACTTCATATTGAAGTAAAGAAAATAGATAATGAAGTATTAAAAACAACAGTAGTAGAACAACTTAAAGAAGCATATAAAGCATCAAATGAAGATGCTGATTATGTTGAAGCTGAGTTTAGTAATTTCTGTAAAAACCAACAGCTAAAAAAAGCATTACTTACATCAGTTGGATTACTTGAAAAAGGATTCTATGATGATATTAGAGTACTAGTAGATAATGCTTTAAAAGCAGGAATGGAAAAAAATATAGGTCATGAGTATGAGAAAGATGTTGAAGAAAGATTCCGTGAAGAATACAGACATGCCATTCCTACACCTTGGAATAACATAAATGGATTACTACAAGGTGGTTTAGGTGCTGGTGATTTTGGAATTGTATTTGGATCACCAGGCGGCGGCAAATCATGGTCATTAGTAGCACTAGGTGCTCATGCTGTTAGATTAGGTTATACTGTCAATCATTATACTTTAGAGTTAAGTGAAGCATATGTTGGTAAACGATATGATGCTCATTTTGCTGAAGTAGCTGTTAATAGAATTCTTGAACATAGAACTGAAGTAGAAAATGCTATTACTAAACTAACTGGTAAACTAACAATTAAAGAGTTTCCAATGGGTAAAGCAACTATTAATACTATAGAATCACATATTCAAAGATGTACAGACTTAGGTAATAGACCTGACCTAGTAATTATTGATTATGTTGACCTACTAAGACCAGCTCGTTCAAGTAAAGAACGTAAAGAAGAAATTGATGATATATACGTAGCAGCTAAAGGATTAGCACGTGAATTAAATTTACCTATATGGAGTGTATCACAGGTAAATAGAGCTGGTGCTAAAGATGATATTATTGAGGGTGATAAAGCAGCAGGTTCATATAATAAAATGATGATCACTGACTTTGCAATGTCATTATCACGTAAAAAAGAAGATAAAGTCAATAACACAGGTAGATTTCACGTAATGAAAAATCGTTATGGCATGGATGGTATGACATTTGGCGCATCAATAGACACATCAACGGGTCATATCGAAATAGATAGTGATGAATTAGACGAAGCTACTTTAGAAAGTGAAAAACCAGCTAAACTAAATGAAAATTTTGATACAGCTGATCGCGATATCTTGAAAAAGAAATTTTTTGAGCTTAACCAATAATATATTTATCTATACACACGTTATATCATGAGCAAAGTAGTATTAGTTTCTTGTAGTGCTGGCAAAACAGCACAACCCGCACCCGCTGAAGAACTATACTCATCTGATTTATTTAATAAACAATTAGCTTACGCTAAGAAGCTCACTGATCCTAAAGATATATATATATTATCTGCTAAACATCATTTAGTACCATTACGTAAAGAATTAGAACCATATAATGTCACTTTAAAAGACATGGGCGCTGATAAACGTGAAGAATGGGCTAATGTTGTTTTAGATCAACTAAAAAAGAAAGGTTATGATCTTGACAAAGATAAGTTTGTTATTTTGGCTGGAAATGCTTATCGTCAATATTTAGAACCCCATATGAAGAATGTTGAAATACCTTTCAAAGGACTTCGTATAGGACAGCAAAAGAAAGCGTTACTCGCTAAACTAAAAGAACAAATAATAAAGATATCTAGATATATAATTAGTGAACTAAAAAAATTGTTTTAATATGTCACCAAAGTTTTTAGAAGAAAAGATGGAAGAATATCTTCGTGATAATGATGCATTTGGTGATGCTAATGAGACAGAACTTATATCTGAGGTATTTGAAGGTTTTAAACCGCTTTTATTAGAGAGTAGTGATCAAAACATTGCTCTATCCGTTCTCCAAGAACACTCAAATGGGTTAGCTGGAGTAACAAAAGATATCTTTGAAGATTTCATTATGTACGCTATGGCAGATGAGATTTTCGATGATAATCCTTAAATTTATTTGTTGACTTTTTAAAGCTTATGAAAATAAGTATGGGCTATTATTTACTTAAAAATTAAAATATATTATAAAAATGGATGTAACGCAAGAAATTCTATCTGAGATTACCACATACATGAAGTATGCCAAATACAGACCAGAATTAAACAGAAGAGAGACATGGGAAGAGTTAGTGACTAGAAACAAAGAAATGCATCAAACTAAATTTCCACAATTAAAAAATGAAATTGAAGAAGCCTATAAGTTGGTATATGCTAAAAAAGTATTACCATCAATGCGTTCATTACAGTTCGCAGGTAAACCCATTGAACTTAATAATGCTCGCATATTTAATTGTTCTTTTCTTCCTCTTGATGATTGGCGTTCATTCAGTGAAATAATGTTCTTGCTATTAAGTGGTTGTGGAGTAGGATACTCAGTACAAACACATCACATTGAACAACTACCAGAAATTAAAGTACCAACTAAACACAAAAGATACTTAGTAGGTGATAGTATTGAAGGATGGGCTGATGCTGTTCGTATGTTATGTAAAGCATATTTTACAGGTGCTCCACTTCCATTGTTTGACTTTAGAGACATTAGACCAAAAGGTGCTCAGTTAATTACTGTAGGTGGTAAAGCACCTGGCCCTGAACCATTAAAAGAATGTTTATTTAACTTACAAAAAGTATTTGAACGTAAACAAAATGGTGATAGAATTACATCATTAGAAGCCCATGATATGGCTTGCCATATTGCTGATGCAGTATTGAGTGGTGGTATTAGAAGAGCAGCGTTAATCTCATTATTCAACTTGGATGATGAGGATATGCTAACATGTAAGTTTGGTAATTGGTGGGAAGGAAATCCACAACGAGGAAGAGCAAATAACTCTGCAGTTGTGATGCGCCATAAAATTGATGAAGAAGAATTCTTCAAACTATGGAAGAAAATTGAACTAAGTGGATCTGGCGAACCAGGTATTTACTTTAGCAACGATAAAGATTGGGGTACTAACCCATGTTGTGAAATTGCTTTACGTTCTTATCAATTCTGTAACTTATGTGAAGTAAATGTTTCAAACATTGAATCACAAGAAGACTTAAACGAAAGAGTACGTGTAGGTGCATTTATTGGTACATTACAAGCAGCATATACTGACTTCCATTATCTAAGAGATATTTGGCGTAAAACAACTGAAAAAGATGCTTTACTAGGCGTTGGTATGACAGGTATTGGATCTGGAACTATATTAGCTTACGACTTAAAGAAAGCAGCTGATTTAGCTAAAGAAGAAAACGCGAGAGTAGCTGAAATGATTGGCATTAATAAAGCAGCTCGTGTTACTACAGTTAAACCAAGTGGAACTAGTTCATTAGTATTAGGTACAGCATCTGGTATTCATGCTTGGCATAATGATTTTTATATTAGAAGAATTAGAGTAGGTAAAAATGAAGCCATCTATTCTTACCTAGTAGCTAACCACCCAGAATTAGTTGAAGATGATTTCTTCAAACCAACAATTCAAGCTGTAATTTCAGTACCACAACGTGCTCCACAAGGATCAATTTTAAGAACAGAAAATGTGATGGATATGCTTGAACGTGTTAAGAAATTTAACACACAATGGGTTAAGAAAGGACATCGTAAAGGAGCTAACACAAACAATGTATCTGCAACTGTATCAATTAATGAAGGCGAATGGGAACAAGTAGGTAATTGGATGTGGGAAAATAGAAATACATTCAATGGCTTATCAGTATTACCTTATTTTGGAGGTACTTATACTCAAGCACCATTTGAAGACATTACTGAAGAACAATTTAATGAAATGGCTCAACACCTACATTCAATTGATTTAAGTAAGGTTATTGAATTTAGTGATGAAACAGCATTGATGGATCAAGCAGCTTGTGCTGGAGGAGCTTGTGAAATAGTGTAGTATGAAACATGAATTTATAAAAGATATTCATTATTATATGGAGGGAGAGCGCGTGATTTTCACTGCGCTCTTCCACATTCAACGAGGATCATGTTGCGGTAATGGATGTAGACATTGTCCTTATGATCCAAAACATACTAAAGGAAAAGTAGTAATTCAAGAAAAACATTTGGAAACCAAGATTGAGTTAGATAATTTTATGAAAAATAAATAGGTTATGCTAATATTAATTATTTTACTTGTTATTGTTTCTATTGTGGCGTTATTTTTCGCTATTGATGAATTTAATAAACCATTACCTAATTGGTATGGTGTTACTAGTTCCTTTTGGACAGGTTTTTGGAAGACAACACATGCTATAGCGCGTTTTATCCTCACTATATTTTGGGGATTTTGGTGGATGATGTTAGCAGGCATGTTATTTACTAGTTATAAAAAAGCAGATTAATATGAGTAAGTTTCAATCAACAAAATTATTTGATGGATTCAGTTGTGTATTCCGTCAATGGAAAGCAGAAGGAACACATTGTAGATTTCTTCATGGTTATGGAGTATCATTTAGAGTATGGTTTGAAGGTGAATTAGATGAACGTAATTGGGTTTGGGACTTTGGAGGCATGAAACGTGCTAAAGGAAAAATTGATGGACGTAATCCAAAAGAATGGATGGACTATATGTTTGACCATACAACAATTATAGCTGAAGATGATCCATTCATCCATGCTTTTACACAAATGGATACAGCAGGTGTAGCTCAAATCAGAGTACTCCCAGCTGTTGGTGCTGAACAGTTCGCTAAATATATTTTTGAAAAATTAAATACATTTGTTCAAGAAGAAACAGAGGGTAGAGTTAAAGTAGTGAGAGTTGAGTTTATGGAACATAACAAAAATACCGCTATATATGAGTAAGTCTAAAAAAGAAGAATGGGAAGAAGCTATGCTTGAGAATAATAGCTATTATGATATAGACATTATTAATAAAGCGAATGAACCTATTTTTAGAAAAATAGAAGAGTGGGAAAAAAGATACGCCAACGCTTCTGGTAATATGGGTAAATGGTATTGTCAACTTCAAATTGACAAATGGAAGAAGAAATTACACAAATACAAATAAGTTATGAAAATAAATCACCCATTAGTAAAGGGAGAAATTAAAGAAATCCAACCCAAAATATTTTGCGCTTTAATAAATGATGACTATGATAGAGCTATGTTATTCTGCCGCTACCAGGAATTCTATGAATCACCATATAAACAATTTAGAGGTAAAAACTTTACATGGGCTGAGTTTATGAGGTATTATAAAAATGATCATAAAGCAAATACCTTCACTTACCCATATGATTGGTGTGGTTATAATATTCCTTCTAAAATAGTATCACAAGGATTACTTACCTTTTCTAAAGGAGAATGGACTCAATATGATGAAATAATGAGTGACATATGGTATAGTTGTGAGAATTATCCGCTTAGATTTGAAAAACCAAGGACTAAATGGTACTTAATTGGTGCTAGTAGTAAAGATTTAAAAACATTAGACCATGAAATTGCTCATGGTTTATATTATACAAATAGAAAATACAAACAAGATTGTGATGCTTTAATCTCTAAAATAAGTAAAAAGCATTATAATTTGCTTAAGAAAGCATTAATCAAAATGGGTTACGCTGATGACAAGAAGATTATAGATGACGAGATTCAAGCATTTATGTCAACAGGTTTATATAGAGATTTTAATGGAGATGAAATAAAATCATATACCGAAGCTTTTATCGCTAACTTTAAAAAATATAAAAAATAGACATGAAAGTATCACATGAACTTCCTTTAAGTCTAATGCACAATGCTTACAAATGGAATGACTACGATTATTGTTTACCCCATTTAATCGATTATTATGATCAGTACAGACTATTCTTTCAAAAATCACGTTTAGATAAACGTTTCATTATCATGGATAATGGTTTGTTTGAAGGAGTAACTCATACTACTGAGGATTTACTTAGTAAAATTAATTTAGTTCAACCTGATATTTTCATTGTTCCTGATGAATGGAACAACTCAGCAGCTACAATCAGGAATGCTAAGAGTTGGATGATTAATTATAAACAACATTTACCTGAAAATACTAATCTAATGGCTGTGTGTCAAGGACAAGATTTAGGTGAATTAATTACAACATACCAAACATTAGTTGATTTAGGCTACACCCATATAGCATTTAATCATTCAAGTTGTGCTTACCAAGAAATGTACCCAACATTTTCAGGTGTTGCTCCATTAAAAGCATCAATGTATGGTAGAATGGAGTTCATTAGAAAACTAGTTGAACGTAATGTCATTAGACCTAGTCATTATCATCATTTACTAGGATGTTCATTACCACAAGAATTTATGGCTTATAATGATTGGAAGTTTATTAAATCATGTGATACATCAAATCCAATACTTGTAGGCGCTGAAGGAACACGATACACAGACAGTGGCATTAATTGGAAACCTAAACATAAGCTTGAACATTATTTTGAAATGGATTTGTCTGATCGTTTAGAAGATATTATCTTTAATGTAGAAAAATTTAAAAAATATGTCAAATAAAGTTATGTTAGAATTTTTATCGTTGTATGATTATTTAGGTAAAGCAGCTGGTCCTGAACTAGGTAAACAAGTAGCTGATTATGCTAAAGAAAGAAAAGCACAACATAGAAAACGTTATGTGTCTAATAAAAAGTATGCTGGTGAAGTATTACTTTATACTAAAGAATTTTTAGATGAGTATTTTGAGATGCAAGACACTCCAAGTACTTACTCCTTAGGATTTTAACGCTTGAATGAGAAGTAAGCGTTTAATAAGTCAATACTTTCTCAAATAATAAATTTAATTATGAAAAAAGCAGTATTATCACTGTCAGGTGGAATGGACAGCAGTTCATTATTGTTACACCTGTTAGCTAACGGCTACGAAGTAACAGCATTAGGTTTCGACTATGGTCAAAAACACAAAGTAGAATTAGAGCGTGCTACATTATTAGTACAATATCTAAACCAACAATCAGGCCCTACTTGTCTTATTAAACCTATTACACATCAAATTATTAAACTAGATGGTTTAGCTCAGTTATTAAATTCATCTTTAGTAACTGGCGGTGATGATGTACCAGAAGGACATTACGAACAAGACAACATGAAAGAAACAGTTGTTCCTAATCGTAATAAAATATTCAGTTCAATTATTCAGGCTGTAGCATTATCGATTGCTACTAAAGGTGAAAAGCAAGAGGTAGCTATTGCGATGGGAATCCATGCTGGTGATCATGCTATTTATCCTGATTGCAGACAAGAGTTCCGTGATATTGATTTTGAAGCATTTAAACAGGGTAATTGGGATTCAGAATTGGTTACAATTTACACTCCTTATCTTGAAGTAAATAAATTTGATATTTTAAAGGACGGGCAAAAATCTTGTGATATCTTAAGTATTGATTTTAATGAAGTATATAGACGCACTAATACATCTTATAAACCAATGCTACATACAGTACGGATAAATGATGAGATTAGCTATAAAGGTTGTCT